AACTAGAAGTAACCAATGCTGCAACAGGAAATAATCCTGCCATTGCTGCATCAGGTGGTGATACAAATGTTGGTTTAGAATTTACAGCAAAAGGAGCTGGATACATCAAATTTAATGATTTAGCTTATATTCCACAGCAAGCATTAACATCATCATCAAACGCCGTGGCCTGGGATGTGCAAGCAAAACCAAACGCATATCATCTAACAACAGAAAACACTACATTTGCTGCACCAACTAATTCAGTTGAAGGTTCATTTGTTTGTTTAGAAATTAATTACAACGGTTCACATACTATTGCATTTAATACTGTATTTGAATTTGCAGCATCAACTGCACCAACATTTACTTCAACAGATGGTAAGACAGATATATTGGTATTCAGATATAATGGTGCTGTATGGCAAGAAGTAGGTAGAACATTAAATTTAAGTGAGAGTTAAAATATGCATGCATTAATAGAAAATAACGAAGTAAAACAAATTATTACAAGTCCTAAATCTTTAGTAATTGGAGATGTAAGATATCCAGCTAAAATATTTTCTTTATGGTCTCAATCAGAATTAAATGCCATAGGTATTTATGAAGTAATCACAGATTTATCAAATAAAAAAGATGGAGCATATTACATAAATACTAACGAAGAATATAATTATGCAGACAATCAAGTTACAAGATCATGGGGAGCTGCAACTGCAAAAAAATTAGAAGATGAAAATGCTGTTGATGAAGATGGAGAAAATATTTTAGATGATGATGGTAATCAAGTAGTTAACTATGGTTTAAAAACTGAAAAGAAAAAAATCATAAAAGATCAAGCATCAGGATTACTTGCACCAACAGATTGGTATGTTATAAAAGCAACAGAAGTTGCAGACTATAGCGTTCCTGCAAATATCACAGCATTTAGAGCAGATGTAAGAGCAAAATCAAATGAGATGGAAACTCAAATAGATGCTTGCACCACTGTTGAACAATTAGAAACTTTATATACAAGAGATGAAAATGGTACAAGACCATTAGCTGAATTTCCTAAAGAGGTTGTCTAATGTCGTTACTTATACCTGGAACTAACTCCATAAAAGATACGGGTTATGATGTTGCTAACTCAGTAAGATTTAATGCAGGAGATAGTCCAGGATTTACAAAATCAACATCAACACCAACAAGTAGAAGAAAATTTACATTTAGCACATGGGTAAAAAGAGCTGATGATGATATTTCAGATAATCAGTCTTTATTTTCTGTTGTAACGGATTCAAATAATTTTTTAGACATAAGACTTCATCATTCTGAAGTTCTTGAAATAATTGATTATGCAAGTTCAACACAAATGAGATTAAGAACAAGTAGAGTTTTTAGAGATCTTAATGCTTGGGTGCATATAGTGGTTAGAGTTGATACAACAGATGGCACAGCAGATGATCGAATTAAGTTTTATATAAATGGCACAGAACAAACAAGTGTAGCAGAAAGAACTAATCCATCTATAAATCACGATACAGGTGCAAATAATTCAAATACAAGAGTGGGTTATCAAAATAGTCAATATTATTTTGATGGTTATTTAGCAGAAACCGTTTTCATTGACGGCTTGGCACTAGATGCAACATCGTTTGGAGAATTTGATTCTGATAGTCCTACAATATGGAAACCAATAGATGTATCTGGTTTAACTTTTGGCAACAATGGATTTTATTTAGATTACGAATCTTCGAGTAATTTAGGTAATGATGCTAATGGTGGAACAGATTTTACAGCAAATAATCTAGCCGCAACAGATCAATCTATTGACACTTGCACAAATAATTTTGCTACCGTTAATGCTTTACAAGCATGGTATCCAACATCAACTTTACCAGTTTTAACTGAGGGAAATTTAAAAATAAGAACAGGTCTAGGTTCAAGTTCAAGTGCTGGATATTTTTATTATGTAAGCACGATAGGTTTTAATACAGGTAAATGGTATTTTGAAGTTAAACCTACAGAAAGCACTGGTAATCTTTTAATAGGTATTGTGGGAAAACAACCAACAACTAACGCTAAATTTGCAGAACAAGCAGATGGTTATATGTATGGAAAAAATGGTAAGAAAAGAAACAATAATGTTCAAGCAAATTATGGTGCTACTTATGACTCAAATGATATAATAGGTGTAGCGGTGGATTTAGATAATAACAAAATTTATTTTAGTAAAAATGGCACTTTTCAAGATTCAGGAGATCCAACTTCAGGTTCAACTGGAACTGGATCCGCATATAACGTAGGCACACCTTCAGAAGGTTTTTATTTTACTTGTGTTGCAAGCACAGATTATGCTGAACAAAGTACATTTGAATTTAATTATGGCAGCGCACCTTTTTCAATTTCGTCAGGAAACGCAGATGATAATGGGTTTGGTTCTTTCGAGTATGACGTCCCTGCGGGGTACCTGGCCATTTGCACAAAAAATTTAGGAGAATCTGGATAATGGCTTATACAACTATAGACGACCCAACAATTTTCTTTAACACTAAACTTTATACAGGAAATGGATCAACAAATGCTATTACAGGAGTTGGATTCCAACCTGATTGGGTCTGGATTAAGGAACGAAATGGTGCAAGTGGTAATATAGTTAAAGACTCTGTAAGGGGTGCAACACCAACTTTAGTTACAAATTCAACTGGTGATGAAAGTGATTTTAGTGCATACTTTACAAGTTTTGATTCTGATGGTTTTACATTACCAAATAATTCTGCAACAAATGAAAGTTCATCATATAATTACGCAGCATGGAACTGGAAAGCTGGTACAACTAGTGGAATTTCAGGAAGTCCAAGCATAACACCTAGTGGATATTCTTTTAGTCAAACTGCTGGTTTCTCAATAATTGGATACACTGGAAATGCTAGTGTTGGTGCTACTATTCCACATGGACTCGGTGTTGCACCAGCAGTAATTTTTTTTAAAAGAAGAGATGCAAGTAACGAAAAGTGGTCTACATATCATCATAAAGCTGCAGCGTCCTCACCTGAAGATGTTCATTTAGAATTAAATGATACTACGGCTGCTTCTAATGATGATAGTATTTTAAATGATACTGCACCATCAAGCACATTGATTACTATGAAAACAAGTTCAAGTGTAAATTCAAATAGTATTAAATATGTTGCCTACTGTTTTTCAGAAATTAAGGGATATAGTTCCCATGGATCCTACACAGGGAACGGAAATGCTAATGGAGCCTATGTTCACTTAGGTTTTCGTCCAGCTTGGATTATGATAAAACGAACTGATAATACAGGTCAGTGGTTTATGCATGATAACAAAAGAGTTACATTTAATGTGGATAATAAATATTTAGCGGCAAATGATGCCGCTGCAGAACAAACTTTTACAGCTTTAGATATGCTATCTAATGGTTTTAAATTAAGAACTTCGGGAACAGGATATAATGCTTCAGGTGGAAATTACGTCTACTTGGCTTTCGCAGAGTCACCATTCGTAAATTCTTCCAGTGTACCCAACAATGCGAGGTGACCATGCTACAAAAAATAGGATTTCAACCTGGTATAAATAAACAACTTTCTGCCACTGGAGCAGAGGGGCAGTGGATAGATTGTGATAATGTTCGTTTTAGATATGGTATACCTGAAAAAATAGGTGGTTGGAAACAACTAGGAGATGATGCACTTACAGGTGCAGGACGTGGTCTTCATCATTTTGTAAATAGTAAAGCTAGAAAATACGCAATTATTGGAACAAACAGAATTTTATACGCATATTCTGGTGGTGTATTTTACGACATACACCCTATTAAAACTACGACAACTCTTACAAGTGCATTTACTACGACTAATGGATCAGCAACTGTTACAATAACTTTTGGTAGCGATCATGGTATATCTGCACAAGACATAGTATTATTAGATAATTTTAGTGCAATAACTAATTCTAATTTTGCAGCAGCAGATTTTGATGATAAAAAATTTATGGTAACGACTGTACCATCAAGCACAACTATTACTATAACCATGCCATCAAACGAGTCAGGATCTGGTGCAACAACTTCAGGTGGTGTTAGAGTACAACATTATTATCCTGTAGGACCTGCTGTTCAAGCAAAAGGTTTTGGTTGGTCCCTTGGATCTTGGGGTGGTGAAGTAGCAGGAGAACCTACGACAACACTAACAAATGGTATTAATGATACTGTAACTACGGGTATTATATTAGGAGACGTATCACAGTTTCCAAGTACAGGTACAAACTTTATAAAAATAGATAATGAAGAAATTTCATATACAGGTATATCTGGTAATGAACTTACTGGTGTAACTAGAGAAGTAAGAGGTACAACAAAAGCTGCACACAGTGGTGGAGCAACTGTAACAAGCACAACGAACTTTGTAGCATGGGGTGAGGCAGCAT